TAGTGGGATTAATCGTGCTGCCTTCATCGTCTTTATCTTTGTTGATACCTTCATGACCACTTATCGCTAAATGGAATTGATATTGTTCTTGTAACTTAGAAACATATCTATACATATGAACAATACGTGTAGCACACTCTCCCCAATCATTGAATGTAGGCTTTTTTGTCTTACCATTCATGATGTCGTCAATAGTGATATCGCGTAGTTTCTGTATTGTTTCAATCACTACTACATCTATTTGCTTTCCGTTTTCTCTTAGCTTCTCAATTACTTGAGGCAACATTTTTATTACATAAGCAAAGTGTTTGTAGTTTTTTATTTGTACTACTGCGCCATCTTCTGTAACTGTTGTTCCGTCTTCATTAATGTCGAGCAAAAGTGCGTTATTGTCTTTAGTTAAAAAAGTTGTTTTACCTGTACCGAATTTTCCGTATATGGCAAATTTGTAAAATTTATTAGCATTTTGCTTGCTGATGTCTTTTACTCCAAGTTGAGTTAGGATATCCTGTTCTTGTTTTTCTTCTGCCATTTATCTCACCCTCAAACTTCTATTTTGTTTTAGTTCTACTCCTTTGAGTTCTAAACCACCTTTAACAGCTTTCAACAACTCTTTTTTATCTAGCTTAGGTTCTTGTTCGACGTAATATTGTTTAGGTATTAAACTTTCATCTGTGACATCTAAGCTAGGTGGGTTGTTAGCAATGCTGTACGAATTAAGCGCAGTTTTGAACTTCTCTTTTCCAGTTTGTTCCATGACTTCCTGTAAACTTTCTTTTAAACGTTTGACACCGTTTTGGTTAGAAGTTTTACGTTGTCTTAATCGTTTTATTTCTTCATCTATAGCATTGTTATCTGCTTCTAAAGATTTAATAATTGCTACATATCCATCTGCTTTATCTTCGATAGCATCATTAATACTTGCTAGCGTATCTTTTAAAATTTGTTCATCTTCTTGTTCTACAATAAGGTCGTAAACTTGTTGGTAACTATCTTTTAATTCAAATAAATTACTCATCGATTAAACCCACTATCACGATTGAGGCACAAGATCAAATAAGAAAAGCAGTTGTAAGTCAATCAGATGTTTTAGCAAGAATGACTATCGAAGAACATGAGGAGAACGGACAAAAGTCATATGAGTATGTACTTAACGCTGAACCCTCTAATTTATTTGAAACCAAAATAAGACATGCCAACAATATAACAATTAACAATAAGAAATTTGTAAACCCTAGCATAACGGACGTAGTACAAGCAATCAGAAATGGAAATTAAAAATAACTAATAAGGACGGTATAAAATTATGAAAATTACAGGACAAGCACAACACACTAAAGAAACTAATCAAGAGGCGTTTATGAAAGGTGGAGACTTCTTAGGGGCAGGAGAATTCACAGTTAAAGTTAAAGATGTTGAATTTAACGACAAAGAAGGAAGATATTTCACTATCGTATTTGAAAATAACGAAGGTAAACAATACAAACACAATCAATTTGTACCACCATTCCAACAAGACTTCCAAGAAAGACAATATATCGAATTATTAAGCAGACTAGGAATTCAACTTAATTTGCCTGATTTAACTTTCGATACAGACAGATTAATTAACAAAATGGGAACAATCGTACTTAAAAATAAGTTTAACGAAGATCAAGGAAAGTATTTCGTAAGACTGTCATTCGTTAAAGTTTGGAATAAAGGCGATGAAATAGTTAATAAGCCAGAACCTAAAACTGATGAAATGAAACAACGTGAACAACAAGCCAACGGACAGCAAACGCCAATGACAAAACAAGATAACCCTTTTGGTAATGCTAATGGACCAATTGATATTAGTAATGATGACTTACCTTTCTAGGAAGTGATTAAATGCAACACATTACAAGATACCAGCGAGATAACGACGGTACTTATTCCGTCGTTGCGACTGGTGTTGAATTAGAAAAAAGTCATATTGACTTATTAGAAAATGGTTATTCGATTGAAGCCGAAGTGGAAGTGCTTGATAACAAAAAACTATCAATAGAGCAACGAAAAAAGATTTTTGCGTTATGTAGAGATATTGAGTTGCACTGGGGAGAACCTGTGGAATCACTAAGGAAAAGATTTCAAGCAGAACTTGAAATTATGAATGGTTACGAAGAAATAAGTTTACGTGACTGTTCAATGAGAGTGGCAAGCGAATTGATAGAACTGATTATCGCCTTTATGTTCCATCATCAAATACCAATGAGAGTAGAAACAAGTAAGTTGTTAAGTGGAGATAAAGCTATGTTGTACTGGTCAACGGTGAATCGAAACTGTGTACTATGTGGGAAATCAAACGCCGACCTCGCACATCACTACGCAATAGGTCGTGGTGCTAACCGTAAGAAGATGCAGCATTACGATTATGAAGTTCTAGCCTTATGCAGAGAACATCACTCCGAACAGCACAACATAGGCGTTAAGTCTTTTGACGAAAAATATATCTTACAAGATAGCTGGATAAATGTTGATGAGCGCTTAAACAAAATGTTGAGAGGAGTAAAAAATGAATTCGAGAGTAATAACTAAAGAAAACAAGAAAGAAATAGCTCATAGAATCAAGCAAATAAGATTACAAAGAGATTTTGATATAAACGAATTCGCTTCAATCTTATATGTTTCTCCTTTCTGTATAAAACAATGGGAAGAAGGCAAAAGAATTCCTAATCTTGAAAAAATAAAATTGATAGCATTCATATTCAAAACAACACCTGAATGGCTATTGTACGGGGAGTGAAAAAATGAACAATAGAGATTACATTTCTTCAATAATCACACAATTCAGTGGACAAAACAATATTATCCCTATACCTGCTATTTATTTGAAAATCACCGAAGATTATCCAACTGCTGCATTACTTAACCAATTGATTTATTGGTCGGATAGAACAAGTAGAAAAGATGGTTATTTTTATAAATCTTATAAAGAATGGGAAGACGAAATATATTTATCTAAATACCAAGTAATGCGCTCAATAAAAAAATTGAAAAGTATGGGAATTGTAGAAACTGCTTTAAAAAAGGCGAATGGTGCGCCTACAGTCCATTATAAAGTCGATAGTGAAGTTACTTCACAATGGATTGTTAAGTTTCTTAACAATGGAAAGTCAACAAACTTAACAATGGATAGTGAAGAAACTCAACAATCTTTAACAGAGATTACTACAAAGACTACTACAGAGATTACTAACAATAATATATTGTCGGGTAACCCGACTGTGTCTCGAATACCTTATAAAGAAATTGTTGATTACCTTAATGAAAAAACTGGTAAAAACTTCAAGCATAAAACAGCTAAAACAAGAAAGTTTATTGAAGCAAGATGGAATCAAGATTTTAGATTGGATGATTTTAAAAAGGTGATTGATGTCAAAACTGATGAGTGGTTAAACACAGACAGTGATAAGTACCTTCGACCTGAAACGTTATTCGGTACTAAATTTGAAGGTTATCTAAATCAAAAGACAAAATCAACTGGCATGGATCAACTAGAAAGAATGAAGTATGACGAGAGTTATTGGGACTAGGAGTGATTATAAATGCAATCAATGGAAAGTCTAGCTAGAAATATCAAACCTAGCCAAAACATCGTAGAAGAACAGCACAACCTTAAATGTAATAAATGTGGTAACACCTACGACTATTACAAGTTTAGTAACGGGCATGAATTTAGACATGGTTGTGACTGTTCAATGATACAAGCTGGTAAAGAAGCAGAGCGAAAGAGAAAGCAAAAATACATCAATAGTATTTTTAGTCAATCAACAGTTAATGGCTCATTAAAAGATGCGACTGTAAATAATTACAAACCTCAAAACGAAAAGCAAGTATACGCTAAAAAAACGGCCATAGAATACGTCAAAACATTCTCGGTAGAAAAACCCAAGTCTTTAATCTTACAAGGCTCATACGGTACCGGAAAAAGCCATATAGCGTATGCCATAGCTAAAGCAATTAAAAACGAAGGATATTCAGTGGCTTTTATGCACATTCCAATGTTAATGGAGCGTATCAAAGCGACATATAACAAGAATGCTGTAGAAACAACAGATGAACTTGTACAACTACTAAGCAACATAGATTTGCTAGTACTCGATGATATAGGTGTAGAGAACACTGAACACACATTAAACAAGCTGTTTAGCATTGTAGATAACAGAGTTGGAAAGAATAATATCTTCACTACAAATTTTAGTGATAAAGAACTCAATCAAAATATGAATTGGCAACGGATCAATTCGAGAATGAAACATAATGCTAGGACTGTAAAAGTACTAGGCGATGACTACAGGGAGCGTGACGCATGGTAAAGGAAAACATTATGCAAATACTTGAGTGTTCCGATGTGTATGCTCAAAAATTACTTGATTGGGCGAATGGTAATCAAGAGAAACTTATCAAGCTAATTAACGACAAGCTAGAAGAAAAAAGCAACAGACAGGCGATAACGGAGGTGTCCTAATGGGGCTTATCGACGGACTTAAAAAGCAATACATGTTGTATCAAATTGATGGTTGGGAGATGTGTAGTGTAACGCCGTTAGGAGAAGATACGTTCAAACTAGGTAACTATGCAGGCATGCACTTTAGAAACACATTTTCAGGAACGGTAACGAAAGATGAGCTAGAAAAACTGAAACGCAAACACAAGTTGTTCAGAAAAGAAGAACTGCAACAGCAAATGACAATTAACGAATTATTATTTTGAGGTGAGTTATGGAAATAGAGATTAATTTTAATGATACGTATAAGGAACCTATCGGCTCTCCTCGTCCACGTTTTAGGAATGCAGGGAATTTTGTTCAAACATACATGCCAACGTCTTATACAAAGCATAAGGCGTTCATACAAAGTCAATTACCTAAAAAGATGTTGAACAGTAGATTGAAAGTATCGATATATTTTTACTTTACTCCACCTAAGAGTTGGACTAAGAATCAAAAGTTAATATCGATAGGCCAATATAAACGTACGAAACCAGATATAGATAATTTAATCAAAACAGTGCTAGACGCTGCTAACGATCATTTATGGAAAGATGATAACCAAATTGCACACATTGAAAGTTTTAAGCAATATGCAGAAGAGCCAAAAATAATCATGAATGTAGAGGAAGTGGAGTGAATGGCAGACAGAGAAGAAACGATTGAAGTTGAAGCAACACTCAAAGTGAGATGTAAATATCCAGTATGGATAAACAATCGTATTACGAAAGAAGAAGAAAAAGAGCGCATCTTAGATTTAATCAGTAAGAACCCTGAAAAAGAATTAATGAGCGAAGATTTTAAACTAATTGAATTGGTAGAGGTGGAGTAAATGGAATTAGCAAAGAATAGAACGATTGAATTTAAAAATAATAGATTATATTACGTTGTAAAAACTGAAGAAAAGAAACACTTATTACCAGTAGAGGATGTACACGAAGCTGAATACACAGGCACACCCTGGAAACTCATTGTAAGACGTATTAAGTATTCTGGCTATAGTCCTGAAGAAGCTTTATTCGAAGAGTATAACGAACAAGACACAGAAACGAAAGAGAGAAAACGACTATCTCAATTAGAACATGAGGACAGAATGAGGTTAGTAAGACTAGAGCGACAAAAAGAATTGGACCTAAGACGTAAGAAACCGCACTTATTTGAAGTTCCTCAAAAACATTCTCGCAGCGAATGGTGTACGTACCTTATGGAGAATGACATCTTCCCTAGAAAGGTGGTTAGATCATGAGTGTTAAAGATTTGAATAGAGGCGATAGAATCAGAATGCAAGAGGTTAACGGTGTTGAAATTACAGTGCGAATAGGAAGTGTATATCGTTTAACCGGGGCAAAAACTGGCTCAAATCTTGCTATAGAAAAATGGGTTGCTGATGTAGAAGCAATTGACGGGAGAACTTGGACTATTGATGATAGTTACGATTTTTACTTATTGGCTAATGAAAATGAACCTGTGGAAATGACGTTAGATGACAAAGTTAGCCACCCGTCACATTATACGTATGGAGATATAGAAATTATAGATTTCATAGAACAGGTCACTAAAGATTACAAACCAGAGTTAGCATTTGCGATTGGTAATGCAATTAAATATATAAGTCGAGCTAATCGTAAGAACGGAAAAGAAGATTTAGATAAGGCACGTTGGTACCTGAATAGAGCATTTGAGAAGTGGGAGGGTTAATTATGGTGTATATGTACGAGCCTTTCACTCACACAGTGACTAAGACTGACTTGACTCATCTGCACAACATTACAGGTATTCCTCTCAACACGCTATGGTATCAAAAGGAACGTGGCACATATAACGATAAGTTAAAGTGCTTCTTTACCGACACAATGCCAAGAGTGAATAAGAAACAGGAGTTTAACGAAAGAGTTATAGCAAAAGATGAAATTTGGAAGTATAGCGAGAAGTACGACCTATACGTAAGTAACTTAGGCAGAATGAAAAGACCTGATGGAAAATACAAGTTTGCGAATGGATGTAACGGTATTTCCACAGTCATTTATAAGAATAAGAAGTATCGTGCAGCAGATATTGTATATGAAACATTTATCGGTAATTTGAGAACAGGGTATCACGCTTACCCTAAAGACAGTAGGTACAACAATCTTATGGCAGATAACCTATTCCAATCTACATTGCAAAAATATAGAGTGTATCGCAGAAATAAAGGCATATCTAAGCCAGTATATCTTGTTGATAACAACAACCGGATTGTTGAAGAATTCGCAAGTACAGTAGAAGCTCAAAAATTATTATTCATAGACAGACGCAACATTGCTAGAAAGTGCAACCGTAAACATGTAAGTGACGGATTGATGTATATGTGGGCAGACGAATACGAGAAGATGAACGCATGATACTATCCGACACAATCAACCAAAGATACAGATACAACGCACAAGGCAAGACACCTACAGAAGTACAGCGTGAACTAAGACAGATGGGCGTTAAAGGTTTTGTGGTTAAGGTGGCAGGAAGCAGAGTGACGATGAAAGTTAGTGAAAACGATATTAAAAAGAACAGGGAGTGTTTGAGATAGATATAAAAAATTATTTATACACTTTCCAAGCTATATGTACCAATGTAGTTGACGGTGACACGATAGATATCTTACTGGACTTAGGTTTCAAGACAACTGCAGAACGTAGAGTGAGGTTACTTAATGTAGATACGCCTGAAAGAGGTCAAGAGAACTATAAAGAAGCTACCAACTTTACTAAATCGTGTGTAGAGGGCAAGAAGATATACGTACAGACATACAAGAGTGATGTGTTCGGTAGGTATCTCGCTAATGTGTGGTACGAGAACGGGCAACGTAGTTTGAATGATGATCTAAGGGACGCAGGGCTATTGAAAGAGAATTCTAAATGGAATGAGGGGTAAGAAATGGCGAAGGTTAAGTTATCAATGGAAGAGTGGCATAACGTTGTTAAAAGTTTAAACAAGTTGTTACACCTACTTTATGAGCCATTAACT